CTCCTCATCAGTTGAAGGCAACTCATCAGGGTTCATAGTAAATGGGTCAACCCCTGTTTGCTGCTGAATGTTCTGAAGCAAATCTTTAGCAACCATCTGCCCCTCAATCATATCCTGATACTTGCTTCGCTTTGCTTGAGACATTGCATCTTGAGCATATGCCTTAACCTTAAATAAACGGTCAGACATACCATTAACAACAATGTCAACAAACTTGGGGATGATTGGTACAGGAGTCCAATCTAAATTCAAATATGAAAGGTCACCGTTTACTGCAAGTTCGTCTTTATACTTTTGTACAGATTGCTCTCCACGTGCATACAAACGCAGTCTATGGAAATCTCTCCACTGACTGTAGTATCTGCACTGATTGCCATCCTTCCGAAACCACTCGTATTGAATGGCTTGTCCTATCTGAAGTCCAAATTGTTCTGTGTTCTTTTCAGCATCAGACACGAACTGACTTGGGAATCCGACAGATGATATATCTACCTTGACATCTTTCATCTATTAATTTCGCTTATAGTTCCCTTATTGTTATATGTAGCAAAGTTAATGCTAATTTTTGATTGTGTTTTCTCAGGCTGATACAGATGTTTTTGAGTAGCCATAATAGCCAACCCCGAACTGATAGATGCGTCAAACATTGTACGATTGTTTATGTCAAACTTAGCCCAATCCTCTAACGTCCTACTGAATGGCATAGTGCCCATATCATCAGGGTCTCTATACTTACCTTCTAAGTCAAGACCAATATGCTTCTCAATGTATGACTCAATTGCTGCAGCGTGTGCTTGTTTGACATCTTCTGATGAGTTTGGTATACCTCCAAGTTCTCTCTCAGACTTTGACAGTTTTGCGTATGGCTTGTCAGGACGATTGAGACAGAACCCACGATACCCACGGTTCTTGAAATGATATAGCAAACGTGGCTTGTTGTTCTCAATAAGTATTGGCATACCATAGAATACACACGCCATCAATACTTCTTCAAAGAATATCTCTGCAGTCTGAGGACGTGCAATGTATTCAAGGAAGAATTGGTTTACAGGTCCCTCGTCCATATGATATCCTGTAAGACCGTGCAATGCACCATTTGAACCCTTACCTACAACAACACCTGATATGTCATATGAGTCACAACCAAATGCTCCCATATGGTCATTGCCCGGATACTTATATCCGTTCCTATCTATCACTTTGTTTTGATGGTTCTTTCCCGGCATCCACGATACTAAGAATCTACCACGTGTATCAGGTGACCAAACAACTTTTGAATCCTTAATGCCATCCTTCCAATGAAAAGACCCACGTGTTAAGTGGTGCTGCTGAATCAAAGAATCATTGTAGTCAATCTGCTGATATATCTTGGTAAGGTTAAACAGAGCAGCCTTGCTCTCGTCACGAAATGCGTGAGACTCTGTCCTTGGAAACTGACGATAGTATTCATTGAGAGCATCAGCATCAGCCTTTAGTGATTCAACCTCTGCTTCCCAATAGTCAATTGCACCATTCATTATCCAATTGTCATCAACTCCACGGATTGGCTGAGATGGTTTACGTAGAACAGGCATACCATATCTATCAATGAACCCTTCCATATTCCACTCCATTGGTATAAACAGAGAATACAACCCTGACTTTGTCTGTCCATTGGCATTCCTTGTTGATACACGTGAGTCCTCATACATCTGCTTGAAGTTATCACCACCCTTAGCCAAAGCATTAGACGTTGAACCCATCATACACTTACCAATAACTTTGCTACCCAAACGCAAACACGTCTTTGTAACACGCCAATTGTTTAGGATGTTTACAGGCTTTACCCACTTACCACTTTCATCGTGTGCCAAGAACAATAGTTTCTCACCATCATATGAGTTGTCTTCTGTATTCTTCCAATCTATGGTAGTGTCCAATCCATCAATCTCTTCACTTGAAGACTCTGACATATTCTTCTTCGTAATCTTTGATGCAGGAACACGGTAAGCCAACTCTGTCTTAGGCTTGTCCATACCGTCCTGCACAGGTTTAAAGAAGAATGGAAGGTTTGAACTGATAGGCACAACCTTATCAGTAAACATCTTCTTAGCATCAGCACCTGTCTTAGAAAGGATTCCTATGCGTGAGTCTCTTGCAAGTGTAGCAATATTGACGCACTCTGATGATGACATAAATGAAAAGCCTGAACGCCTTATCTTGAGGTATATCATTCCAAATGACCTAAAGTCAGCACGACAAGCCTCCCAAAACAAATAGAATATCCTATTGGCTTCACGATAGTCAGGGTATCCTATGTCAATCTTGGACCATTGCAGATACATATAGTGTGCCCCTGTGATGTATGTTGGTTTCCCATTGTTCATAAACCACATCCCCTGCTCTCTCCTATCGAACTCCTGCTCTATATAGTCAACCCACTTGTTCTTGAAATCATTGGGCATTTCATTCCACTGAAAGATGGAACTTATCTTTGACAACGGAGCAGGTAATTCCTCTCTCTCCCAATATTGCTCAGATGGACTTGAGTGTCTTTGAAGACACTTATCAGGTGCTGCAGGTAATGCTATGTGAAGTCCCGATATATTTACAACCTCACCTATCTGACCTGTCTTAGATATTACGACAACATCGTATTGGTCATTGTAGCCATACGCCCAACTACGATTGCGGTTCTTATTTGAAAGAACCTGCTTAGGGATATAGTCCGGGACTACGTAGTATATACTACTTTGCCCTTCGTTCTGCCCATCCTTGTTTTGTCTCGACTCTTTCGACACCTTTGTCATTCCCTTCTAATATATTCTTTTCTGCTTCAACTCTTGCAAGAATCTCAAAAGCATCAAAGATTGCCAACCTCTTGGACGCTGCAGCGTTCTTTAGTTTATCTGCAGACAAATCATCCTCAGGGTCAGGCTTTATAATATCCTCCTTAGCAACCTTGATTAGTTGCTCAACCGCTATATACCCGGCTTGAATAATTTTCTCACGCAACTGTTTCGGGTCCATCCTTACGCAATTTTAAGAATAAAACTTGAATGAGACGTGAATCATCTCCTTCACCAAAGTTTTCAAATAATGCACGAGAATGTGGGTAACGAGTTCCGAATATAACTGCTCTATTAAACTTCATATGAACAGAGCACATCTTTTCTCCATCATTGTCATATATGATTGTACCATCCTCAGGATGATTCTCATTCAAATATAACAAAGCAATTATATCTCCCATACCATCATCTGTGTGAACGAAGTTTGGTTCGTCCTGACCCTCAGGAGATTGACGTATGAAATTGTAAACAGTCTCATACTGCAGAGATAAATAATTTTCAATGAAGTGCTGAAACTCGTCATCACTCCTTGGCTGAATACCTTTGAATACCTTGTCGGCATCAAATACTTCTTCAAAGCCATAAGACAGAGCGTCTCTAACATAAGAGATAGGGTCTGTCAATACATTGTCCAATACGATTAGATTCATAATTTGATTGTTATTTGATGGTCAAACATACGATAGAGTTTCTCTCCATCGACATAAAATTCATATTCACTGTCCGGCTGAAAGCAAACCTTATCACCCTTAACAATACCGTGTCTTTTAAGTTCTGCATTTGGATACACCATCTCCCCCATAAGAGGCTCGTGTGTAGTAGGCTTCTTTATATAAGACTCCTCAGGTGGTATCGGTTTTACAAAACAATACTTATCATACGCATTCCAATCATCACCACTCTTGTATAAAAAGAATTGGTCAGGCTCTATAAAGAATAAGTCTTCCTTAAAGAAACTCTTACCACTCTTCCTTCTACCCTTTATGTCGTTGTAAAATTTGAATGTGTTATGATGAACAAGTAAAGTATCTCCCTTCTTGATGGGTCCATTATAACCCAATGGAAGTTCAATAACTTCTGCCTGTCTATTTGAGAAACGATGGTCTTCCTCTGATACGTTTACTATCAGTTCAACTCCTGCGATATCTCTCGTGTTATCATACCGCTTACCATCTATGGGCTTGGCTATAAAATAAAAAGGAGATTGCATTAGATATTAATGTTGTACTCAATGGAAACAGGAACGGTATCGTTAAACTCTTTCCACAGAACAACTTCCTGCTTCTCATTGATTATGTAAATCTTTATAGACTTCTTAATCTCATCGTATTTTATGAGGTATATCTCTTGAGTATCATTAAGTACTTTCTGACCAACGATATAGTGCATAGCCCCGTTCTTGTAGTCGGGACCCACCGATATCTTCCTTATGTCCATATAAATTAAATTTGATTATCCTATCTTCCATATCAGAATCTCAGTTGAGGGAACATTACCCCATCCACCTAAGTTCGTATGAGGATATAATCCACCGTGGTTTACACCTGATGAATCACGCATAACTTGAAAAGTAAGTACGTTACCTGCAGTTGCTTGGAAAGGAATTGTTATCTCATAAGGGAATGCAACATCAGGAGTGTCTAAATGAAATGCCTTTGTTGTTGTTGAAGGAGTACCATTTACAAGTCCTCTAAACAAAAATATAGCAGTACCACCTGATGAACCTGTTCTCTCAACTGAACCGTAAGCATTAATTATGTACAATCCCGACTGATTGAATGTAATATTACCTAAAGCATCAATCATTACAGGCGTAGATGAACTACCCTGTGCTCCTCCAAATGTAACTTGAAGAGGAGTGTTTAGTGCTGAAGGTGCTTGAATAACTGTTGAAAAAGCATTCAATACCAAAGTGGCATCAAGTTGACCCAATACAGTAGATGCTAACGCACCTACTGTAAAGTTCTTGGTCTCATTGTTATTCTCATTATCAGTACCAATCAGTCTGTCGCTAAGCGATACATTGGTATCAGTCGGGTATGTACTAATTTTTCCCATCGGGTTCGTTCCTTGTTATTTCTCCTGTTTGAATATTGATAACGGCATCAGTTCCATACTTAGCCATAAGTTCATTCTCGTGCTGAGCAAAGTCATTGCGTAACAAATCAATTTGCTTCAGCAATCCGTGCTTCTGTAATGACACGTCAGCAAGGTGCGTTTTGAGTTTATTAAACTCAGTGTGCATTGCTTGAGTCTTACCCAATTCTTCTTCAGTCAAAAACTGCTTGTTGTTCGGTTCCATTTTTATTGTTTTCATTTAATTTGATTTATGTTGCACAAAGATAATTATTTTTTTGATGTCTTTCCTAAACCTATCTCACGCTGATATCTTAGCCCTACACCTTGAGCAGAATACGTTATATTAAACACATTCCTGTTCTGCATATATCCTATTGAAGCATCCAATCCTGTAAGCGTTCCACCAATACCTAAAACAAAAGCCTTCTGCCTATCTTGTATGATAGCAGTCTTCCTTCTGTTTTGGAATATAATACTTCTGTCTGATATACGATTCTTGAATACTGTCTCATTTAAAACTATCAAAGCACTGCTATCATTCTTGACAGTGTCAATATACTTCACCTTTGCATAGTAGTCCCTAAGAATGAACATTGTGTCAATTGGCTTAAGAACATACTGAGTATCTCCCGGTAGCCAAGCAGTATCATAGTAAGGTATTGAATCAGTATAACGAACTGCATACGGTTTAGGAATACCCTTGTATACAGTATAAGGTATTGAATCTCCGGGAAGATATTTTATAGTCGTCTCAGAAGGTGACGAGCATTGTTTCAATAGGAGCCACATCATAGTGGCTCCTATAGTAAGAAACAATAAGTTACTTTTTGCTTTTTCCACTGCTCTTAGCCTTAGGCTCACCAACCAATATCGGCTCTTTTGCAGTCAGTGACTTTAACATCTCAATCAGTCCGGGGTGCGGATATACGTCAGTCTTATCCTTGCGAACCGAATTGTGGGTGTAGACACCGGGTTGAGCAGATAATGCTCTTGTAGATATCCCCCATATGTCATCGTTGTAGTCCAACGGAATCTTGTATCTATCATTCCACAAAAGTAATAATTCTTTTACTGCTTCAATCTGAGCATCAGTATAATTATGAAAAAACTGTTGCCCTTTAAAAGGAGTATCCAACTTGATAACCTCAGCACGAGGAATCTTCATCCCTACATAGTTATGATAGGTTGCATTGTTACCGCTACCAACTTGAGTCAAATAACCCCAATTGCAAATCTCAATACCAATAGATAGTTGGTCTAATGGTTGATATGCCAATCCCTGATTGTTGAAAGTCTTAGTCTCAAGACCCAAGTGATAAGCCCACTTAGTTGATGGGAATCCCTGAACAATCAGACCCTTAGAGTCAATAGCAACGCAAGTTGCTACACGCTCAGTTGTTTGTTCCCAATACTTGAACACTCCCTCTGCATTATCATTACCTGCAGTATGGTGTAAATAGATTTGCTTTTTAGGTGTGTCCTGATTAATATAGTGAGCAGCACCAAAGTTTACTTGTTTTATATTCATTTTCCTTGTTTGTTATAGGGCTTCTGATAATTCTGACTTCCCTTGTTTTTACTTGTCTTTGTCTTTGCGTGTACTCCCGGACGCTTTGCCTTAGGCTTTGAAATAAAATTTTTTACTTCAGATGTCTTATTTTTCTTTGCCATACTTAGAAAATATTTTGTAATGAAATACAACTGCCCAACTAAATATAGCAGCAAGACCAAGATTCATCAATGTCTCACCAAAACCCGGATTACTTAGCGTAATAACATTTAAGAATGAACCTGAAGTAAGAGCAGCTAATCCAAACTTTAATCCCCAATGAGATATAAATTTCCACTTATGTACAATTGATGATTCACCACCATACAACTGCAGAAAGAAAATCGTA